GGCTGTATGGGAAAAGGTGGCGGTAAGGCACACACGCCTCGTGAGGCGAAGGATAATCTCAAATCCACGCAGATGATGAGTGTGATTGATGCGATTGGTGAGGGACCGATAGAAGGTCCGGTGAAGGGACTGCAGAGTATTCTGGTGAACAAAACCCCACTGACGGACACGGACGGCAATCCCGTGATACACGGTGTGACGGCGGTCTGGCGCGCCGGGGAGCAGGAGCAGACACCACCGGAAGGCTTTGAGTCCTCCGGAGCTGAAACCGGACTGGGCGTGGAAGTGACGAAGGCAAAACCGGTGACGCGCACCATTACGTCCGCGAACATTGACCGCCTGCGGGTTACCTTCGGGGTGCAGTCACTGGTGCAGACCACGTCAAAGGGCGACCGTAATCCTTCCTCTGTCCGGATTCTGATTCAGTTACAGCGTAATGGCCGCTGGGTGACGGAAAAGGACGTCACCATTAACGGCAAGACCACCTCACAGTTCCTGGCCTCGGTGATTCTGGATAATCTGCCTCCCCGGCCCTTTAACATCCGGATGGTCAGGGAGACGGCGGACAGCACCACGGACCAGCTGCAGAATAAGACGCTGTGGTCGTCATACACCGAAATCATCGATGTGAAACAGTGCTACCCGAACACGGCCATTGTGGGGCTGCAGGTGGATGCGGAGCAGTTCGGCGGCCAGCAGATGACGGTGAACTACCATATCCGCGGTCGCATCATCCAGGTGCCGTCAAACTATGACCCGGAAAAACGCACGTACAGTGGTATCTGGGACGGCAGTCTGAAACCGGCATACAGCAACAACCCGGCCTGGTGCCTGTGGGACATGCTGACTCACCCGCGCTACGGCATGGGAAAACGTCTGGGGGCGGCGGATGTGGACAAGTGGGCGCTGTATGCCATCGGGCAGTACTGCGACCAGACGGTCCCGGATGGTTTCGGGGGGACAGAGCCGCGGATGACCTTTAATGCGTACCTGGCACAACAGCGTAAGGCGTGGGACGTTCTCAGTGATTTCTGCTCTGCGATGCGCTGTATGCCGGTATGGAACGGTCAGACGCTGACGTTCGTTCAGGACCGCCCGTCGGATGTGGTGTGGCCGTACACCAACAGCGATGTGGTGGTGGATGATAACGGCGTGGGATTCCGCTACAGCTTCAGTGCCCTGAAGGACCGGCACACGGCGGTGGAGGTGAATTACACCGACCCGCAGAACGGCTGGCAGACCTCCACGGAACTGGTGGAAGACCCGGAAGCCATACTGCGCTACGGACGCAACCTGCTGAAGATGGACGCGTTCGGCTGTACCAGCCGCGGTCAGGCCCACCGTGCCGGACTGTGGGTGATAAAGACTGAACTGCTGGAAACGCAGACGGTGGATTTCACGCTCGGGTCTCAGGGGCTGCGGCACACACCCGGTGACATCATTGAAATCTGTGATAACGACTATGCCGGGACTCTGACCGGCGGACGTGTCCTGTCCATTGATGCTGCCACCCGCACCCTGACGCTGGACCGTGAAGTGACACTTCCGGAGACCGGTGCCGCCACGGTGAACCTGATTAACGGCAGCGGTAAGCCGGTGAGTGTGGACATCACCGAACACCCCGCGCCGGACCGGATACAGGTCAGTACCCTGCCTGATGGTGTGGAGACATACGGGGTGTGGGGACTCTCCCTGCCGTCACTGCGCCGTCGCCTGTTCCGCTGTGTCTCCATCCGGGAAAACACGGACGGCACCTTTGCCATCACGGCGGTGCAGCACGTACCGGAAAAAGAAGCCATCGTGGATAACGGTGCCCGCTTTGAGCCGCAGTCAGGCTCCCTGAACAGCGTCATCCCACCGGCAGTACAGCACCTGACGGTGGAGGTGAGCGCAGCTGACGGCCAGTATCTGGCGCAGGCTAAATGGGACACGCCGCGGGTGGTGAAGGGCGTGCGCTTCAGTCTGCGCCTGACCAGTGGTAAGGGAACGGATGCCAGACTGGTGACCACCGCCATCACCGCAGACACGGAGCACCGTTTCAGCGGCCTGCCGCTCGGGGAATACACCCTGACGGTGCGGGCGATAAACAGCTATGGCCAGCAGGGTGAACCTGCCACCACCACCTTCCGGATTGCCGCACCGGCAGCACCGTCGCGGATTGAGCTGACGCCGGGCTATTTTCAGATAACCGCCACGCCGCATCTTGCCGTTTATGACCCGACGGTACAGTTTGAGTTCTGGTTCTCGGAAAAGCGGATTGCGGATATCAGGCAGGTTGAAACCGCAGCCCGCTATCTTGGCTCGGCGCTGTACTGGATAGCTGCCAGTATCAATATCAAACCGGGCCATGATTATTATTTTTATATCCGCAGTGTGAATACTGTTGGCAAATCGGCATTCGTGGAGGCTGTCGGTCGGGCGAGCGATGATGCGGAAGGTTACCTGGATTTTTTCAAAGGAGAAATCGGGAAAACACATCTGGCCCAGGAGCTGTGGACGCAGATTGATAACGGTCAGCTTGCGCCTGACCTGGCTGAAATCAGGACGTCCATTACGAATGTCAGCAATGAAATCACGCAGACCGTCAATAAAAAACTGGAAAATCAGAGCGCGGCAATCCAGCAGATACAGAAAGTTCAGGTTGATACAAATAATAACCTGAACAGCATGTGGGCCGTGAAACTGCAGCAGATGCAGGACGGACGCCTTTATATTGCGGGTATCGGTGCCGGTATTGAGAATACGCCAGCAGGAATGCAGAGTCAGGTGCTGCTGGCGGCAGACAGGATTGCGATGATTAATCCTGCGAATGGCAACACAAAGCCGATGTTTGTTGGTCAGGGCGATCAGATATTTATGAATGAAGTGTTCCTGAAATATCTGACGGCTCCCACCATTACCAGCGGCGGTAATCCTCCGGCATTTTCCCTGACACCGGACGGGCGGCTGACGGCGAAAAATGCCGATATCAGCGGTAACGTGAATGCGAACTCCGGGACGCTCAACAACGTCACGATTAACGAGAACTGTCGGGTTCTGGGAAAATTGTCCGCGAACCAGATTGAAGGCGATCTCGTTAAAACAGTGGGCAAAGCTTTCCCCCGGGACTCCCGTGCACCGGAGCGGTGGCCATCAGGAACCATTACCGTCAGGGTTTATGACGATCAGCCGTTTGACCGGCAGATTGTTATTCCGGCGGTGGCATTCAGCGGCGCTAAACATGAGAAAGAGCATACTGATATTTACTCCTCATGCCGTCTGATAGTGCGGAAAAACGGTGCTGAAATTTATAACCGTACCGCGCTGGATAATACGCTGATTTACAGTGGCGTTATTGATATGCCTGCCGGTCACGGTCACATGACACTGGAGTTTTCGGTGTCAGCATGGCTGGTAAATAACTGGTATCCCACAGCAAGTATCAGCGATTTGCTGGTTGTGGTGATGAAGAAAGCCACTGCAGGCATCACGATTAGCTGAATTTTATAACCCAGATACGGGCGCCAGAAATGGCGCCTTTTTTATTGCAGAAAAGCGAGAGGTAATTATGCGTAAATTATGTGCTGTTATTTTGTCCGCAGTAGTCTGGCAGGTCGCCGCTGCTACGCCAGCGAGTGCAGCAGAACATCAGTCCACGCTGAGCGCGGGGTATCTCCATGCCTCGACGAACGTTCCCGGTAGTGATGATCTGAACGGGATTAACGTGAAATACCGTTATGAGTTTACGGACGCGCTGGGGCTGATTACGTCCTTCAGTTATGCCAATGCTGAGGATGAGCAAAAAACGCGCTACAGCGATACCCGCTGGCATGAAGATTCCGTGCGTAACCGCTGGTTCAGCGTGATGGCGGGGCCGTCTGTACGCGTGAATGAATGGTTCAGCGCGTATGCGATGGCGGGTGTGGCTTACAGCCGTGTGTCGACTTTCTCCGGGGATTATCTCCGCGTAACTGACAACAAGGGGAAAAAGCACGATGTGCTGACCGGAAGTGATGACGGTCGCCACAGCAACACGTCTCTGGCGTGGGGGGCTGGCGTGCAGTTTAACCCGACCGAATCCGTGACCATTGACCTTGCTTATGAAGGTTCCGGTAGTGGCGACTGGCGAACGGATGCATTTATTGTTGGTATCGGATACCGTTTCTGACAACAGACGCCGATTTATCTTCTGTAAATATTGTTATGATACGCAGGTTCATCCACCTTATGGGGTGAACTGCGTTTGAGGAAACGTAAAGTTACACTGTCCTGAAGCCCGTGGCGTCACTGCTGCGGGCTTTTTTTATTGGTGGAAAAGTATGACAGTAAAAATTTCTGGCGTGCTTAAAGATGGCACAGGAAAACCAGTACAGAACTGCACCATTGTGCTGAAGGCCAGACGAACCAGCAGCACGGTGGTGGTGAACACGGTGGCCTCTGAAAATCCGGATGAAGCCGGACGTTACAGCATGGATGTTGAGCATGGTCAGTACAGCGTCACCCTGCTGGTTGAAGGTTTTCCGCCTTCACATGCCGGGACCATTACCGTCTATGAAGGTTCCAGACCAGGTACGCTGAATGATTTTCTCGGTGCCATGACGGAGGATGATGTCCGACCGGAGGCACTGCGCCGCTTTGAGCAGATGGTGGAAGAGGTGGCGCGTAACGCGTCCGCAGTGGCACAGAACACGGCAGCCGCGAAGAAGTCAGCCGGCGATGCCAGCACATCAGCCCGTGAGGCGGCAACCCATGCGACTGATGCTGCAGGCTCAGCACGTGCAGCCAGCACGTCAGCCGGACAGGCCGCGACGTCGGCTCAGGAGGCTTTTTCCAGCGCAGGAACGGCATCAGCAAAAGCCTCTGAGGCATCAAAAAGTGCTGCTGCTGCAGAGTCATCAAAAAGCGCGGCAGCTACCAGCGCCAGTGCCGCGAAAACGTCAGAAACGAATGCCGCAGCATCACAAAAATCGGCAGCCACTTCTGCATCCACAGCGACCACGAAGGCGTCAGAAGCTGCCACCTCGGCACGGGGTGCGGCGGCCTCAAAAGAGGCAGCGAAGACATCCGAGACGAACGCGAAAGCGTCGGAGACCAGCGCAGAATCCTCAAAAACGGCTGCCGCATCGTCCGCCAGTTCGGCGGCGTCATCGGCATCATCGGCGTCTGCTTCAAAAGATGAGGCGACCAGACAGGCGTCAGCAGCGAAGGGCAGCGCCACGACGGCATCCACGAAGGCGACAGAGGCAGCTGGCAGTGCGACGGCGGCAGCTCAGAGCAAAAGTACGGCGGAATCCGCAGCAACGCGCGCTGAGACAGCGGCAAAACGGGCAGAGGATATTGCATCCGCCGTGGCGCTTGAGGATGCAAGTACGACGAAAAAGGGGATAGTACAGCTCAGCAGTGCGACCAACAGTACGTCTGAAACGCTGGCGGCAACGCCAAAGGCAGTAAAATCAGCCTATGACAATGCAGAGAAACGTCTGCAGAAAGACCAGAACGGCGCTGATATACCCGATAAGGGACGCTTCCTGAACAACATTAACGCGGTCAGTAAAACAGACTTTGCTGATAAGCGTGGTATGCGTTATGTGCGGGTTAACGCTCCTGCAGGTGCAACATCTGGAAAATATTACCCTGTTGTTGTTATGCGTTCTGCTGGCTCAGTAAGCGAACTGGCATCAAGGGTCATTATCACCACGGCAACGCGAACCGCAGGCGATCCGATGAATAACTGCGAGTTTAACGGATTTGTTATGCCTGGTGGCTGGACTGACAGGGGGCGTTATGCTTATGGAATGTTCTGGCAATATCAAAACAATGAACGAGCCATCCACTCAATAATGATGAGTAATAAGGGCGATGATTTGCGCTCTGTGTTCTATGTTGATGGCGCTGCTTTCCCTGTTTTTGCGTTTATCGAAGATGGCCTGTCAATATCCGCACCTGGTGCTGATCTCGTTGTTAATGATACGACCTATAAGTTTGGGGCAACAAATCCAGCGACTGAATGTATCGCGGCGGACGTTATCCTTGATTTTAAGAGTGGGCGTGGTTTTTATGAGTCTCATTCGTTAATCGTTAACGATAACTTGTCGTGCAAAAAACTTTTTGCCACAGACGAAATTGTAGCGCGTGGTGGTAATCAGATTCGAATGATAGGTGGGGAGTATGGGGCATTATGGCGTAATGATGGCGCTAAAACTTACCTGCTGCTTACCAATCAAGGTGATGTTTATGGTGGCTGGAATACATTAAGACCGTTTGCTATTGATAACGCAACTGGCGAACTGGTTATTGGAACCAAACTGTCCGCAAGTCTGAACGGTAATGCATTAACAGCAACAAAGCTGCAAACGCCAAGACGGGTTTCTGGTGTTGAGTTTGATGGTTCCAGAGATATTACTTTAACCGCCGCGCATGTGGCTGCTTTTGCCAGAAGGGCAACGGATACATATGCCGATGCGGATGGTGGCGTTCCCTGGAATGCCGAATCAGGCGCTTATAATGTCACCCGCTCTGGCGACAGCTATATTCTGGTTAACTTCTATACCGGAGTCGGAAGTTGCCGGACCTTGCAGATGAAGGCGCATTACAGAAATGGTGGTCTGTTCTACCGTTCTTCAAGAGACGGTTATGGTTTTGA